AACTAGCTTTTCATTCATAGATAATATTATATCTAATGAGTTGCTGCCCAGTTAGGGCCACTGTCTGCGGCAGCAGTGATAGGAACACGGAACTTATAATACTGACCAGCAATAGGCGCAGCATTTATTAGAAGCTCTTTTACCCTATCAACTTCTTGGGGTATGACTGAGAGTTGTACTTCATCATGCACGTAGGCACAGCGGGTGTAGTCGTGGTCATACACAAGACCTGCTTGGTCTAGTAAATCTTGTCCAACAACTACGAATCTCTTACTGAGAATCGCGCCACAGCTTTGCAAAAGGTAGTTTAATGCAGCATGTTCTGCCTTACAGAAGATGGGCCTACCGTCTAATCCACGCAGTCGTCCAGTAGAGCGAACCTTCTGTTTGACTGCATCAATTAGTGGTTCAAGACCTGGGATAGCGTCAAGGAATTTACGACGCAACTCCTGCCCTAGTTGTTTCTTCTGACCGTCAGAGTATTCAGGGTGAAGACTATGCCCTAGCTTCACATCTCCAGCGCCATATATAAACGCATACGTGATAGTCTTGACCTCTTTACGTGTACATCCAACACGGTCAGCATTCTGCTGGTGAATGTCACCATTGACGACAACATCAGCGAAGCCTCCCTCATCGAATACGGATAAGTAGTGCCCTAGCGCTCGAAGTTCGAGGCCTTCTAAGTCAGCCCCCACCATGACATGACCGCTATGTGGAATGAATAGTTGTCGTGCCCACGGTGCAGAGACAACTTGCCCCAAGTTGGGACCCCGATGCGCATTTCGTCCAGTTTGTGTGGCAAGACTGCAGCTGTGATGGATACAGCCATCCTGCTCAATGGTATTGAACCAAGAGTTAGCACCCTCAGATAGCTGACCTAGCCACTTCTGCAGTGTCAGTAAGCGGATAAACATCTCGCACTCTTCATGCAGGAGTTCTTTGCCCTGTTGCAGTGCAATGTCACGTAGCTCAGATAGTGCAGCCTCATCAACCTGTGGCTTACCACTGGCAGTCAGCTTGGTGAAGCGTGCTTGCCTGAAGTTCTGCAGTGCCCAAGCAATGTGCTGACGACTAGTGGGATTGAAGTCAAGCAGCTTGGTAAATGGTGCGCCTGCAACATGTCCTTTTGTGCCATTCTTACGTTTAGGAGTGAAGACTTTGCCAGGCACGTAAATAAAACGTGTCTGAATTTTAGATTGTAAGTCTGTTACTTCTTGATTAAGCTCAGCACGGACACGCTCTGCAGCAGCTACATCAAACCTAAAACCAGAGGCTTCTTGCTGAGCCATAATCTCAGCCATACGCATCTCAAGATTTACACAGTCAAGCATTTTTGTTAAACCCAAATTTTTCTTTAGTCTTTTCTTCGCGTTTCTTGGCGCGTTCTTTTTGTGCCAATTTAGCAACGCTCTCCATTACCTTAAGTGTGTCTTCTACTTGAGCGCCTTTTGGCATACGAGAAGAGACTTCATTAAAGAGTGGAAAGAAGATATCAGAAGCCTCAACAACTTCTTTAATAGTCAATGGTGCATCTTTTTTAGGCATAGTCATTCATTCTCCGGAGCATTAGCTCATATAGTTTTACAGTTACTTCTGTATCTTGAATACAGTAGTCAAGCATCTCAGGTGTATAAACATCCCAAGCAGCCTCGTGCTTACCAAAGTCACCTTTGAAGCACTTGAGCCGGTAGCCCCATGCCTCTAGGCTATGACGGCCATAGAGTTTTTGTGGCATACCGAGCGGGCGACGTTCGAAGTCACGGTCTGCAATGTGTGGATAGAACAGACGTGATAAAACCAAGGTATCGATGATGACGCCCTGCGGTTCGAAGTCATACAGTTCTTTGATAAGTGGAACATCAAAGCCTGCAATGTTATGTCCGATAAGAATGTCAGCACGCTTGAGTTGCTCAACACCCTCATCTAGGTTGCCGCGTGGTGCGTCCCACACGATAGGCTCATCAATTGCATTAGTATCACGAGCAACAATGCAATGAAGCTGGCTACCACGGCGCAATAGGCCAGTGGATTCAAGGTCAAATAGTAGGGTCGTTTGAGTCATTGATTTGTTCGTCATATGTTTCAGGGCTGATACCATCTTCTGTTGCCGGGCTATGCGTATAGAGGTCTTTGTTTTCGAACTGAGCTTCGCGGTCGTCGAAGCGTGGCGCTTGGTTGTTTGTTGAGAATCTTTCATCTTCGTCTTCAAATATTGGTTCAATAGATATGGTTAGTTCGCGTGCTAGTCGTGCTGCACGTCTAAATTCATCCTTATAGTAAGGCTCCCACTCGTGAGCCAGGACGACAACTTTTTTGATACCCATCAAATACAACTGAAAAATAGATGCAGAGTATGGGTAACGGGTGGTATATACAACAGCTCCTGTGATAGGTGTTCCACGTTTGCAAGCAGTAGCAATAGCGTATGTGACACAGTCGATTTCAACTTTGCACTCAGCCAAGCAACTCCTCCCATCACCAACTATCTCACGATCACGAACAATAATGCAACCACCATTTGCTATTGGATGGTTAGATGCTTCAGCAACTTGCTTTGCTATTCCCATAAAGTATTTTTCTTTATTTGGAATAAATGTAGGGTCAGATTTAAACGCGGGCATATCTCGCATATTTATACTGTCGTATCTATAGTAAGAGAGTCTGCTAGATAATGAGGCATATGGATTACAAGGAATTCAAAAATCAATTTAATATGTTTAATGATTGGGATGAGAAGTTTAGAGATAGTATTGAATCGTCATTCCAAGGAGATCGAGTCAATCATCCATCACATTACACACGGGGACGCTTAGAAGCAATCGATGTAATTGAAGATGCAATTCAAGATGCACCCACACCAACTCAAGGTATGCTTCAAGCACAGGCGTTGAAGTACCTGTTGAGAATTTGGAACAAAGACAATCCAGCAGAAGATGCAAAGAAAGCACGCTGGTATTTGGATCGTTTAATCAGTAAATTTTACGAATTCGAATAAACTAATGGCCGGCGTTAGCCGGCTAACAACGCTGGAAGTAAAGACCTTGCTCGCACTCTTTAAGTTCTTCGTGATCTTGAATGTGTGGTGCAAGGGTTTTTAGTATCAAGGCATTGCCAATAGAAGTGTGTTTAAAGATGCAAGCATATCCTTTTTGGAATGGTTCCAACTCATGGTCAATGCAATACCAGTTAGTGGGTTGCAAGAACTCCCAAGGTTCAAGACCTTGTGATGCCCAACAGTTCAGCTCTTCCAAACGCTGTGCCGTCTTAATAATATGCGCTTCGTGTGATTGCTCACTAGGTATATAGGTGTAACCATTTGGATGCCACAAGGCGTGCTTCCACATGATGGTTCCATCACGATGGATAAGTCGCCAAGGGTGGACACGGTTACCGGAAGGCAGATCAAAAAATACGTCTGGAGAGAGATGCTTTGACATTAAACATTCCCTCGGGTCTCGTTGTAGTAATCAAGATCTCGTTGCCAAGAATCTCCTGCAAACTCATTAAGACAGACACGTCCGATGTCACGGAAGGTGTTGTAGAACAAAGTGACTTTATCAATTGCACTAACAGCTACCTCGACAGGAGGTCCATAGACAAGGATATTCCACGCAGAGGGGCAGATAGGTTCGAACCCAGATGCAGTAGCTCTTAACTGCTTAACTCGTTTAAACGGAATACAGAAAGGATAATCAAGTAGAGCAGGACCTGCTCGCATGATTTCACTTGCATTAGTAAAAAATACAAAGCTATCAATGTGATGATTACGATACTCATCAATTGTTTTATTCAGCCAGATCCGAGTAGTTCTGACAGCACCTTTGGGTGCTACAAAAACGTTACCATGCCAGTGTTCTTGTAGAGGATTAATCTCTACAGACGGAACACTAGTTGCATCAACAAGTACTTGCTGTACAGGATCAGAGGTAGGGTCATAATCAATAGAACCCATCACTGTTCTAGCTCTCTCGATGATTTGTGGTGTCGGGTAGAGAGGCAACTTGATACCAGAAGCTTTTAACTTATCCGCTAAATTCTGCTGTGATCGTTCGGAGGCTTTCTTGGCTCCCACCTGCTTCGACACTAAATGTTCTTGTTCCAGCATCACTGATCAATGTAATTAAAACGTTTTGAGACCAGTCATTTTCGTCAATCTCTTCCATCAACTTGCGTAGGAATTCCAGGACATCCCGATCACCCTCGCTTTCAGCAACAACAATATCTCCTTCGATATCAGACCCACTCATATAAGTAGTGGAATCATTCTGCAAATTCAATACGAGAGTGCCAGCACCTCGGGCTTCAACACCGTTCATTGCGATGTTAATAAGGTCTGTAAGAATCAATTCAGCAGTTGCTGCAAGGAACTTTTGCTCCTGTTCTTTCTCTTCTCCCCACTTGTCAGATTGGAGAAGCTGTTGAAGTAAATCGGAACGACGTGACATAATTTAATGACTCTTTTGTAATGATATTCTAATTAAAATTCTTCTGTGGGGTTATCATCATTCTCCTCATTATCTGTTGGAGCCCGATATTTACCAGGGTCAGAAGGCTTGACTTGTGAGATGTGATTACCGGCTGCCATGTCAGTCATGACGGCTTCAAATCGTGCTCCAAAGTCAGTAAGTGGGTCAAGCAATAAAGCTGAACGAGCGTCAATAGCAGATGACTCATCCATCTTTGCTTGCTCTTTGAGTGCTTCTTCCATTACATACTCTTGAATTTGCTGCTTTAATGTATGTAACTGACAAGCAAGTTCAAAAGAATCCATGTAACTATCTTGGTCAACAAAGACGCCAATATGCTGTGGGATTAAATGGAAGGGGTTGCAGCAATACTTGTTGCCGCAGGTAGTCTTGACGCCAGTAAAACCCAGGTCACCCCAGGTAAACCACATAGCAACACGTTGAGGATGATGCTGGGTGGAAGTGCTGATCCCTGGCCGCCGCCAAGCAAACTGTGGTTGTTTAGTACGTGGATTAATGGTCCCATTCCAGTCCCAACATTCGTCAGGACTACCCATATCAACTTGCGACCAGAACTTAAGAGCTTTAGCTCGATACTTCTTTAGCAGTCTGTCGATATCAAAGGAGAGCATCCCTTCACGAGCTGAACCAACGCAACGGACACAGGCTTGATGGCTGTCGTAACGCATTGAATGAGAGGAGAATCTACCTAGCGAGTGACCGCTATAGATACAGAGCTCGCCTTCTTCTGCTGTATTGGAGATTTGAAGGTTACGTCTACCGTATGTATGTCCTCCCTTTCGTTTGCTTGGTTGCGCTTCAGCCATATTAAAAGTCTCCTTTAGGTTTAACGTGAATGCCACCCAGTGCTGGGTATTGTTCTTCGGCAGATAAAGGCTCAATCAAAGTATTGATTGTGTATTCATACCGAGTGCTGTTCTCATACTTGATGCGAACTAGCTTGGTGCGTGGAGTGTAATACTCCGGCCTGCCAACAATGAGGGCAGTCTGATCGTTTGTAGACACACGGACCCGAAGGCCGATCTGGATATCATTTGCTTTCATTTTAATTAAAAATCGTTGAGAATATGGTCTTCAGTTAATGGATCATCTGAGGGACGAACCCATAGACGAACGGACTTAACTTTTTTGGTTACTGGATCTCGGCGTGAGGTATTAAGCCGACGCCAATTGAGTGTTTGCAGAACATCTGCTACACGTCGAGCTTCCCGTCTGCCCTGTTGCCTTGGATCTAAGTCCAAAGCTTGGGTCAATACTTCAGCTGCAGTAACCTCTTCCTTGATAGAACAGAAGCTGCTGATCTTTTCAGTCCAAGGATCGGGGTCTCCGAACTCTTGAATGTATTCAGCAATCTGTGCAATCTCTCCGCTGTTGAACTCATATGATTCACCGGCACGAAATGCCTGCACAGCTGACGCCCATAGGCTGTCACGCTCTTCTGCTAGCTGCTTCCAAGGGATTAGGAAATTAGCCCCAATCTCTAGTGGAACGAAGCGACGGTTGCCCGTGCTATCTACAAGGAACTGGTTACGATTGGTGGTGCCAATCATAACGAAGCGACGAAGAAGTCGCTCAGGAAGACTAGCATAAGGTCTACGAACTTCATCGCATCTAGTTGTAATTAGATTCTTAAAGTTCTCAATATTTCGTGCTTGAAAGAAGTGATCAATCTCAGGCAGCTCTAGTAACCAAGCGACGTGCAATCGATACTGCTCTTTCATCAGCGTCTCCAGTGGAGTGCTGACTTCAGCAAACAGTTTGTCAGGCACAAGGCTACGACTAAACATTGACTTACCTACACCCTGAGCACCCACAAGGATGGGTAGCCAGGACATAGAACAACCAGGGTTATAGGCACGAGCTACAGCACCAATCATCATCCGTTGCATTGCAAGGGTAGAAAGATTGTGTTTGTTGCCTAGAAAAATTTCTCCAATACGATCCCAGTCCTTATGGGGAATTGCATGAGCAGAGCAACTATCGAGGTACCGTTTGATAGGGCAGTAACGATTTTTGCCTGCTGCATATTGGATAGCTGACTTGATACGCATCTCGGGAATAAAGATGCCGTGCTCGCAAGCCATCTTTGTAGTCATCAAATCAAGGTCGTTACCCTCAAGCTCAATCGTCTTGCCGGTAGCGTCCGTATATTCAATGGCACCAGTCAGTTGATTCTTCCGCAATAGCGATAAGATCTCTTTGACTTTGTTAACGTCATCCTCACGTTCCTTAGCAGCATCGCTGCTGGACTTTTTAGGACGCCCACTTTTTGTTTTCTTTGCTTGTGATGCATCAGGTATAGGTTCAAATTCAGGTTGCACAGTTGTCTCCAAGGTATTAATAACTTCATCAAAGTTCGGCAGTTCATCAAACTCGGTATAACCAACTGCTGATCCTGCAGCACCGAACCGAAGTTCAGGTGGCAACTGTGATGTCCAGTTACTGCTTTGCTTTTTAGCAAGCGAATACAATTTAGCAGGTCCAGAGTAGTTACCGAGGCCTCGCCATTTGAAAGGTAAAATATTTTCAGGCTTTTCACCGTGATGACCACGGAGTACCCAATCAACCCAGCTATCAAATAACGGTTGCCCCATGGCTGCACAAGCGGCCATAACTGGGACATAGTAACTTTCATACTCACCATCTTCTGAAGGTGCTAGGTAGTTACTGAGTAGCCACTGACAACGTTTAATGTCTTGATCACTGACGTCAGCTGACACGAAGTCTGTGACGTCTTCGTAGTCAATGTCATCTAGTAAGAACGATGGAACTTCAGCTCCTACATTGAGTGTCCAGTCAGCTTTGGTATTGCCGTACCAAAGACGCTCACGCTTCTGACCACAGTTATCTTTAATAGTTTCAAAGCCGAGGTCAGCGACTAATCGATTAACAACTAACCAGTAAGCACCTTTGTGCTGACTAGCAGTCTCAAGCATCTTGCTAAGAGGGAAGAGAGCACGAAAGCGATTCTCTTCTTCTGTATGACTAGCAGATGTGTAGGTAGCTACGCACCAGTTGCGTGCTGTATCTGTTTGCCAGAATCTACCAAGAGTAGTGTCACCATCAATGTCTACAACAACTAGGTTGCTGCCGACTGCATTGTCAGCACGACGATGACGCTCAGCGAAATGAGTTGAACACCAGCCGTAACCAGCAGACACCCAACCCTGTAGCCACTCAAGGCTTTCTTCTATGTTCTGCCAGTCATGAGCTGGCTGTGTCTCTTTGTTCTTGCAGCTCTTGTTCACTGCAATCCGTAGTTTCATTATCGTTTTCTTCAGGGTTTAAGTCGTGAAACATTTTTGCTCGTTTCAAAAAGCGAGATTCATATAAATCCAACTGATCACCGTCAATGAAGATTCCTTGTGTGGTCTCTTCAGTAGTAACAATGATTAGTGCAACATCACACTTGAAGCCAACACGCTCATTGAGTGCATAGCGATATGCTCCCATTTGTTGAGCGCACTTTTGGAACTTACGCCAGCCGCCATATCCAACACGGTCTCCCCTGTCAGGTGCAGATGCTGAGTAAGGGCCATTGCTGGTTTTAAAGTCAGCAATTACTTTGACTCCACCGATCTCACCAATGAGGTCGGGACATCCGGCATATCGATGTTCTGTGCTCCATACATATGCAACCTCTCTATCGTCACTGCGTAAGTGATTCCAGTCTGGTCGGAGTGGTCTTTCACTCCAATGAATTGTATCAAACCAGTCAAGGTATTGCGCCATGCCATCCCAGAAAGGTGTGTAAAGTTCTGGACATTTAACGTCAATGCCTCGTAGGTAATCTTCACAGCATTGGTGGATTGCTGTGCCTCTAGTTGCAGCAGCTTGTAGTGCACCTGGGTTTTTCTCTTGCCATATTTTCAGACCTGCTTTGGATTTCTCTGACTCAGTACCGGACAACACTGTTGTCACTGAAGGCATGTAAATCCCAGAGCACAGGTACTTGCGATGACCTGCGCTCGTCTGAATGCGAAATGGTTTATCTGGCATCAGTAATCTGTATTGTCTACTGACTGCGCGAACCCTTGACTAAACGTCTCGCCCGGAGCATTTTGCTGGGGTGACTGCTGAAACATTTGATACAGCTGTCCAGTCGCCTGTCCGACCGCCTCAACAACATTAGAGTTAGCTGTAACTTGAGAGTTCAAGTTTGCAATTTCGTTTCTCATCTCAGCCACTTCGCCACGCAAAGCAATCAAGTGATCCATCAATGAAGGTGGTTTAATAATTGCTTGATGTGCTGGTGCTGGTGGTGCAGCAGGTGCTAAAGGTCGAACCGGTTCAGTAGGAACGGTTGCTTGTCCTGTTGCTTGTGCTCCAGCCATGATTTGAGCAAGCCGTGCTTGCATTTCGGGAGGTAGATTTTCTAGTGCGTTAGTCATTTTCAAATTCCTTTTCGATGATTTGTTCTACGAGGTCAGTAAAGGCTCGTTGGATTTCGTATCTTGCATTATCCCTGCTGTGCATATGACGCACGAGAGTAATCTCAGGCAAGGATAAAATGCCGGTCACTTTAAATAGACCGGCTAGTTCGTCAATTTTAGTCTCGTATTTAAACATTAGAATTCAGTGTTGTTATCTTCAACTTTTTTGGTAGCAACTGTAGGCGCAACTACAGCACCACGCTTATCTACTCCACCTGCAGGTAAACCTTTTTCGTCAGTTGAACGGCCGTCAAAAGGATCCTTTCCTTCAAAGAAGTTGGGGAGCCATATACTATCTCGTGTGGTCGTCCATTCTTTAACAATTTTTTCCGGAACTTTACGTACCTTCGGAAGGATGCTGTATGAAGTTTCCAGACCAGTTCCCTTACGGCTAATCTTAATCGAGAAATTCGCAAGTCCATCTTCAGTCCATGTGTAGTCTTCAATCTCTTGAAGTATTTCAGTTAGCTGGTCACGCAAAGATTTCTGTTCAATGAATAGAACTTCTAGGCGACCGCGAGCTGCACTGGTTGCAACCCACGCAAGAAAGCGACGAGGCTTGACAAACGTTCCGTCAATCTTGGGTCGGTCTGGCTTACTCCAATCAGTGTCACGAGCCAAATCAGCGGGCTGACCTGGATGACTACGAGTAACGACGTAACCATTAAAGCGAAGGTTGCCATCGCTGCCTGGTGCTTCTGCTGCATATTGCCAACCAACAATTGCATGTCCTGTTTCATAACATCCGAGGAGACGAAACTCTTCGGAGTCTCCATCTTTAAGTGAGCTAGGTTTCCAGTAAGGCTGGGCTTCTTTAGTTTCAATTCTATCTTTTGGTGCCTCTGTTAGTTCAGGAGGCAAGACTTGTAGGGTCATATTATTTTATTAGTGACTCTACAAATATAAGTAATACAATAGATAAATGTGAGCTATAAAGTAATGCGTTTTGCTACTCAAATACCACCAGAGATTACTACTATTATTGCTAGAGCAGGTGAAGATCAATCTTCTTGGCCGTCAATACATGACCCTGCTCCTGCAAGTGCACCAGTAGAAAAGTATTATGATGAGCACATGCAGCAAGAGGTTCCTTCGCTTCAGCTATATCGGGGTATTCACGTCCCACCGGTTTGAAGATTAATTTCACATAACAAAAAGCCGGCGTTAGCCGGCCTTAGTTATTCATTGTTTGTAGATAGGCAGGTCATACCAGTAAGGCTTAACGAGTCTTGGTGTGTAGATGTCAATAGTCCGGGGTCGGATCAACTTCCGCATAGCCAGCCGCACTTCCGTTCGTTTGTGGATTCCTTCCAGTCTTCCGCTGCTCCTTTCGAGTAGAGAAATCAGACGCGACAATGGCGCGATAGGGAGAGTCAGAATCGTCTTTCCGATATTCGCGGAGGTAGCCTTGGACGCAGATAGCACGTCCCTTACGAATGCGGCTAGTGAGTTTCTTTTTACGTGATTCATGTGTTTCGAGGTATAGCCAGGTAGTTACATCAGAGTCATCAAGTGTTGTTCCAATCTTTACCGCAACTTGATTATTTTTACGCTCACGAATTTCATCAGATCCAAAGAACGCATTGCCTAGTACGACTTGATTGCAATACATATCCTGTGGGACATTGGTTTCAATCGTAGTAACAATTAAATCAAGAGGCTGCTTGGTGTCGTCACTGAAAACAATATTTCCTGTAATCAGTGCGCGAGTTCCAGGCTTCCAGTCAGTGAAGGCTGAGAGCTTCCCACCTTCTCGGTCGTAACAGAGAAGGCGGAGCTTGACCTCTCCAGCACTATTGCCAGAGGGCACAGCAGCATCAGCGCCGCGATAGTCGAGCCCATAAGCATTGATGGGATCAGCGATAAAGGATTTGAGTTCAACAGTTGCTGCAATAAAGTTCATTTATAGACTGCATATATTTGTCAGTCTCTACTATAGAATCTATCCCCACATTGCGCGAGCAATAGTAGGTAATTCTGTGTCAAGAATTTCACCAATACTTCGAGCGATTGACATATGCTCTCGCTGCGTGCCGTTGTCACCGCGTAGGTCAATGTAATGAAGCCAGCTGCGGATTGTGCCTGACATATATAGTCGAGTCACAGTATTCAACGGTAGAACTGCACGAGCACATTCTTTTGCCACATCACAGTCAAGCATCTGTTGATACAAATCTTGCGCTGAATTAAAGTGTTTCTCAATCTGATGCTCAAGGATTAGTTTGACATCGTGATCTAAGTCATCCGTAGAATTTTGCCGGTTCTTTGTATCTTGCTTTCGGAGTTGGGGTATATCAACTCCAGTAGCTACAGCGTACCTTTGGGAGAATTCTTGAAAGCTAAAGGATCGATGTCGAAGGATTTGCGGACTAATAGCTCTAGTAGTCTCAATCTCGACGCACATGCTTGCCATCTCAAAGGGTGACCAGTGCTTGTGTTTGATGAGGTATCGAAGGAGTTTGTCAACATTTGGATTGTCTTCGTTAGCTGGATTAGAAACTCGTGCAATCTTGCCAATAAGTTTCTCGGCGTCGGGTGTTACCCATACCAGTTTAGCGGTGTGCATTACTTGTAGGAATGAATGAGTACTCGTAATTGTTTGACAGTACACTTTTCTGCTTTGTCTTTGACAATAGCAACAAGCTTGTCAATGTATTCAGATTTGGTCATTTAGTATTTTTTCTATTCTGTTGAGTTCCAAGACCTGATTGACGTGATATTGACGCCAGTCATCAACGGCTTGCTTGAACCCTGCTATGAGGTTGTCACTCACTTCAGGGCTGTCATATTGAACGTCAGCTATAAAGTCGGAAAACATTTCAGCATAGTATTCAACAGTTCCGTATGGTTTCATTATTCTTCTGATTTAATTTTTCCGTATAGGTTTGGTCGTATTCTTCCGTATCCCGACTTAATACTAATCAGCTCACCAGTATCTTTTAGCTTATCGTAGTAAGCATCAAAGATATCAACCATTGTGTAAGCACGTACTACGTCATAGGCAGTAGTGCCATCAACAATGTAAGTAACAATATGGCAATCAGATGGTAAGTGGGAGTCATCAAGAGTGTCTGGGACAATCTCTTGTTCAACAATTTGAATTTTATTCTTTTCTTTTACAGTAAATTCAAGAGGTGGCATTAAGCGTACTGGGGTAGATTTTGATTGGCAGTCTCAAAAAACGCTGGCATTCTTGAGGCGCGAGTGTCGGCAAGCCCTTGAGCCTTACCTATCGTATATAGAGAATCTGAACTGTTAAGCCAGAAGTTGCTGGACAGATGCTTGTTATCTGCTTCGCCCTTGAGGGACTGAAGGCACCAAGCAACCGTAGCTCTCCTAAGGTTATTGAGCGTTTTGTCTGACTTAAGACCAAGCGATTCACAGACAAGGGTGTTAGCGGCGACGTGGGTCTGCTCGTCACGGCTGATGTCTGCACTTGTGGTACGTAGTCCTGTATCTCCCAGTCGTCGGAAGATGGGCAGTAAGACGAAGAAGACTGATCTCTCAAGTACCACAGCTTTGAGAACAGGATGGCGGTCCAACTCAAGCCAGGTTTT